TAAATATCCGTCTGTAACTACTGTTGCTGATGGTACTGAACCATCTGTTATTTCTACCGTAGGTGTTACTGCAACCCAACCAGTTGATGTATATTGGAACATACCCCAATTACTTGCTGAAGGGTTTAGCCAATAACTTCCACTTTCTGCAGGACCTGTTGGTTCTGTTGAAAGCGGTCTTAATGCTCCTAGATCTACATTTGCACGTACAATGTATGCACCTGCGCTTTGGCCTAGAAAAGAATATGCAGCTAATAAACCGTAATCGTTTGTTTCATCACCTTGTTGTACTGTTCCACTAACTGTACGGAAATCACAGTTACCAAAGTACTGTGTTAGTTCTCTTTGTGATGTTACAAGGACTGGTTTGCCTGCATTTGTTGATTTTGTAAATTTCGCAATGCCATCTGCTTCTGTGCCTGTAGGATCAATTTTATCCTGGCCTGTAGCAATAAAAAGCATTGGTACAGTACCGGCGCCAGCTGGGCCATATACTGATTCGTCTGTTACTGTTACCTGGACGCCAGGCGAGACAAGATTTGCCATGTTTAGACTCCTTACTTATAATCCATTTTCGTTTGGATGTTTGTTTTATCTAATGGTATTTATTTAAGATACGCTAAAACAGGGCAGTTATCGATATGTTTAATTTAAGAAGTTTACTAGTTGATCTACATTAAATTCTAGGTCTTGCAAAGTGCCATTATTGTCTATAGTATAGTCTGACATCCACTGTTCTAGACTCATACTATCTGTAGATTCTGGAGGTAGATGTAAGGATCTATCTACCCATATTACATAATCAAATACACCAGTATTTTGCATTGCAAAAAATTCACGTTTATTTCTTAAGCCACAATAAATGTCATATTCTTTAAACATTTCTCGACCAAGAGTTGCAGCATCTGGATTATTATAATCGCAAATAGCGTTATACCATTCAGCACGATGATTATGCCGATCAGCATAACATTGCTCTTCATCTTTATAATTGTATTTGTCTTTTAAATTATCATATATAAAAAGTTTACTACAAAACTTGCTACTGCTCTCGAAAGTATAATTATATTTGTCTCTTAATATTTCACAAACAGTATCTTTTCCGTGTCTACCATGTCCTATGACCAGCAGTTTAAACTTTTCCATATATATTCCTAACTATAATTATACATACAATTATATACGATTATATACGATTGTCAATCTAATTATCCTATTACAAACCCTAAACCAGCAGATCCATCCATGTATAGTGTAAGCTCTTGTTCTAGCTTATCCATGTCAGCTTGTGCATCAGCCCTTAATTGGTCTGCGTTCATTGTAGTGCCACCCTGTGGGCCTGCAATCTGTGTAAATTTACCACGTGCTTCTGCTATCATAAGTTTTGCATGACATAATGCATAATCTGCTACCCATGGTCCACTGTAAGTATCTTCTACAATTGATTCATCAGGCTTATAATTATAAGCATGTAATATAACAGTGTCATCTGCTCTAATTTGTCTTTGAATAATAAGTCTATTATCTCTAGGACGCCAAGTAAACATTAGTTCTGCACCAAATAGTCTACCCATTGTTTCTCTGTTTTGTTGTAAGAAGTCATATGTAGACATACCACCCTGTCTGCTTGAACCTAGTAGATAAGTGTTTATATATGCTGCTTGGAATGGTTCAATATTGGCACCTGTACCGCTACTAATACCGCTAGTACGTCTGTAAATATCTTTAACTTCTACTACTTCTTTAGGGAGAGTATATTCACTTGTACCTGCTGTAAGTTCTAAAACAATAAAACTTTCTTCTACAGAGTTTTCCGCTCTTTGCCTGTACCTTTGTAAACTTTTCTTAATAGCCAGCTCATAATGTTCTGGATCTAGTTCAACGTCTACCATACCTCCGCCTAAACGAAGTTCGATTTCTTTTTGTAGTTTAGAAACTGCACTCATAATATATCTCCTACTACTATTTAGCAGATATACTATTTTACATAATGCTTAATTTCTCTAATTATATCAATAGCTCTATCTAAATCTTCATCTGGTAGCTTTTCTAAATTTGGTAGCTTTTGTTCTATTAGATCGTCATAAAAGAAAACATTATCATCTGTAGGATACAGATAGTGTATTCCAAGTTCAGGTGCAGGTTTATTTTTGACCAAGTCTCTAACATTTTTAAGATATTCCCCTCGCATTTGAAAATATGTATATTGTTCTACATCAAAAACAACATATTGTCTATAAACCTTATCTTCCACTTTATAAGCAGTGATATGTTCTAAGTCTAATATTTGTCCCTTACAAAATCCGTTTACTATACATCCAGCATTTAAAATAATGCCCTTTGTGATTCCATTACATTCTAATGTGTTGACTGCAATATCGAAGTCATCTCTATCTTCAAATAATACAAAGTTTTTAAATCCATGGTATTTTAAACTTGTCATTGATAAGTCAGCCATGAATAATTCTAATTCAAATGTCCTACATTTTGTTTCATTGTCTTTGCAGTCAATGATTATTCCAATAGGATCATCTCCTGGATTAAGTAGAACTTCTGGATCTACATCACTACGTCTTAAATTTATCATGATTTTGTTGCCTTATGTTCTAAAATACCGCCATAATTACTATATCGTTATTTAACCTACCATTCATTTTTGTTTCAGTAGTTTTGATAGTAGCAAACATTTTCTCTGTTTTGGCACGTGATGACTTCTTAATTGTTGGCAAGAACTCACTGGGCTTACGTATAGTACGTTGTATACTTTTATTTTCGTCAAATCCTAGTATAGTAGTACCTTTTACATTAAATCCACTTCCTGGTCGACCTAACCCTTTAGGATCTACATTACTTGCATAATACATTCCCAATTTACGGGTTTTACAATTAAACACTACTGCAATATTTGCTCCTACTATCTTGGCTGGCGGAACACTTGCAATACCGTAAGTTGCATCGCTGAGTTTAAACTTTACATTTTTTGTAATATCTTCTGGACTCTTGACTTTTACTTTACGAGGCTTACGTGTAATTTTTGCTTCTTTCTCAATAATATCACAGGCTGATACAATCTTTTGAAACATTTCTAAAAATAACTTAGCTTCTGCTTTGGACAGATGACTGTAACCTTCTTTGAGCTGTTCTAAAAAGTCCAATTCCTGCTCTGTCATTTTTTTCTTTTGTGCAGGTGTTGGGGGATTAAGTAGTTCAACATATTCATTAAGCTCTGCAATATACCAATTTCGAATAATACGTGCATGTCCAGGCTTTGCATTTAATTTACGCAAGATATTTATAGGTTCAAACTTCTTAAGGAGTGTTTTATCTGGATTTCTACAAAAGTCGTCTACAAATTCTTCAATAGACTCAGTCATGCCTCCGCATGTATCTTGCAATCGTTCTTTAATTGAAGGGACATATATATTTTTCTTCTTACTATCCTCAACTTTTTTTTCTTCTATAATATCTTTACCAATATCAATAGCTGTATCAATTTTAGAAATAATCCATTCTGTCATAGGCTTGATGCTACCAGCTGTTCCAGCACATGATTGCCAATAATCATCTTCTTTTTGATTAAAGTCAGGGCAACCGTCTAATAGCATTTTACATCTTACACCAAGTACTTGCTCATGTTTAATTGCTTTTTTAGCACTCTGAATATCCTCTTTAGTATATTCATTTTCACGCATCCATTGAAAACACCATTCAATAGTATCAGTATGCTTAAAGTTCCTATAATAGAAATCATTTACAGACATCTTTAACCGATGAAATTCGACACCGTCTAATTTTTCCCAATTGTCAAAACTAGGTGCCATAATTTTTTTATTACCACGACGTGGCGATGTTGTTTTTTTACGTTTTGGTGCTGCCATAACTAACTCCTATCTGTTATATTGCCATACTATTACCTAAAATACAGTATGTCAAGCCTTTTCTTTTCTTAAACTTTCCAACCCACCCTTTACACGCTCTGGGTAATCTCCCAAATATGAACCTGCAACTAGGTCGTCCTTACTTATAAGATGCTTATGAAAATGTTCTATATCATCCCAAATTTGTATCATAGTCTTGCCCATTTCATCAAAAAAGGAATCACTAAAAATTGGGTCATCTTCTTTATAATATGCATATGATGCCATAAGATAATATGGAACCATCATGTTTTGATTTTTGGCAAACAGTTCAGCCGCATATTGATCTAATATCACAATATTATCCGTTGCTGGTGTATTTGCGTGGAAGGTTTTGACAACTATGTGTTGGGTCAGGACTAAAAACTTCTATACAATTTCCTTGTATGTCCCAATTAACATGTGGCATATTAATAATTGTATGAAAGCTGAACGCAACCATACCAAGTATTACAAAACTACATACAACTACCGCAATATTTTGTACTGTTTTATTTAAAATACCTACTTCCATAATTAAGATCCTGTTACTAGCGAAAGAGAACCATCGTCTTGCATTTCAAAGTTCTCAATATAAGAATGATGTGTTCCGCTTTGATTAATACAACTATCAGCGGCCAACCATAATGACTTAATTGATCCGTTTATTGCCCACGAACTAACTTGCGCACTTGCACGTTTGCCACCGTCAGCCATGTCCAACATAAGTTCTTCATTTGTTGCATCAGCACGTACAAACTCATAAGTAACTTTTCGCATACGATCATGAAACATTTTAGTATCTAGGCCAATTGTACCTGAGTCCCAGATGCTCCAAACGCTGTCAACATTTAGTTCTTGACGTAAATCTTCAAAATGTTCAATGCATAACGTGTCAGTGTCAATATCTTCAAACTGCACATCTTCCATTGCAATTGTTTCTGCACTAACATCTTCAAATTTTACGGCTGTATCAAACATATTTTCTCCTGTTTTTTAACTTACTCTTATAATATAAAGCAAAAGGTATTGGTTGTCAAGAAAAAACGCAAGAAAGGTTTCCTGCGTTTTCAATGGGTTATAATTTTTTTATGTTGGAGGGCGTTTTGTAATACTATAATTTTTTGCCTGATCGTCTAAATCTTCAAAGTATTTAAACCCTTTATGTAAAACCCTATGTATACAATTGGTATCAAATAGTGAATGTATTTTACTATTAGATATACTATCATCTATGAATAAACTTATATTTCCTAAACCCTCAGGGGGCTCACTCAATACGTGTTTATAAAGTATTTCATCAGTTGTACTTTTTTTAAAACGTTTCTCGTACAAGGCCCTATTAACTCCAAATACTATATCCATAAATTCTGGAACACCATTTGTAATTTTTAAGTCTTGTGCAGCTAACACACATAAATCTGGATCTGTGCCTTGATAATTATTTAAATCATTTAATATATTAAGAATAAGTTGTGGATGATGTGGGATAATATCCCATCTCATTTTAACCACAAAATCATAATCATTATTTTTATAAACAAACTTCAAGCCTTCTATCCAATGGTAGTATTGTGCTATTGTATTCCACGGATAATCTTTATCGTTAAGTCTTTTGTTATTAGATATAATATTAGCTGTTTTATATTGTAATTCACTACGAAATCTATTACCGTAAAAGTCTACAAGTTTTATAGATTTAAAAAACTCTCTGTTTTTTATAGGTGAACAATGTTTCCAAGTAATACCATAAAAATCTACATTAAAATCAATAAGGTTATTGTCAATAAATTCCACAGTGTTTTGCCATACATCACTTACTGTACTGTAATTGTGTGGAATATATTGATTTTTTTCAACATTAGACGAATCCCAAGTTCTAGTTTCGCCACAAAATAAAAATGCTATTTTCATTATTTTTCTATCTGACGCTCAAACTCTCGTAGACGTTTATATACACTTGCTAGTTCAATAATAGTAGGCCATGCTTTAAGTATATATTGCATTGAACCTTCAACTCTACCAAATGCTCTAATAATCTGTTGCATTACACCTAGTGTAATTGCACCTGTTACAATTGCTGGTGCTAAGAATACATAAGCACTTAACACATTTGCTTGTAAATATGCAATACGTCCGATATTAAAGTATAGATAACGAATATAACTTTTAAAATGTATACTACGTACATCTAAAAATAATTCATCAATAGATTTAGGACGTATAGTATTATCGTCTTCTGCAATAACAAGTATCTTACGATATGCTGCTTCTTTTTTCTGTAAGTCATATTCAACACCTACTAATCTAAGAAGCCAACCTAGTCCAACTAAAAATAATGTTCCACCAATACTCCACACAAGAGCACCTGTAACAAGACCATATTGCCAATCCCCAAAAAAGAAAATTGTAAGTCCTGTACTAAGTCCTAGTAGAATTGGAACAAACTGTACAAGTATCATAATAGCTTCTATAAAACTAGTTCCTAGACCTTCCATAATTCTACTAAATTTGATGGTGTCTTCTTGTACACGTTGCGCTGCACCTTCTATTGTACGTGCTTTGTCATATACACTATGATACCATTCTACCATTGCTGTTCTCCAACGGAATAGGTAATGAGCAGTAAAGTAACTTACTACTACTGCAATAGCAACATAGATACTTGCCAAGTAAATAAAGTCAATTAAACTACTCCAATATTCAGTCATAGTAATTGCATTAGGTGAGGCTAATGCTTTTTGAATCATATCATAAAACTGGCCAAACCATTCATTGATTTTTACATCAATTTCAACTTGAACCCATAGTGATCCTAAAATGAGAGCTGACCCTAGCCAACTCCATAACCACCAATCTCGGTTCTTAAAAAATCTAAACATAATATTTCCTTTTCTATTAAGTATGTATATAATTACTTATCCAATGAAAACATGTACTGTGTCGTATAAATACACTATATAGGATAAAAAGTATGCCCAGACTCTCTCTTTATAAACCTTTCAAAGGTAATGACTTTAAATTTATGGATAGAACAATCCGCGAGCAATTTGACATTGGTGGCGTAGGTGTTCATATTCACAAATACTTAGGTCCTAGACCTAGTGAAGGAGGAGACCCAAGTGAGCCTAATTATGGTAGCGGATTGGATCTTGACAATATCACAGGACAAGAAAACAATCCAGAGGGACTTATAGACGAAACAAATATACAAGACCTGCTATTCATGGAAAACAGGGATCGTAAATATGATCCAGATGTTTTTGAATTGCGTGGAGTATATAATGTTGGTGATAATGACTTTGACTTAACACAATTTGGATTATTCCTTACAAACGATACACTGTTTATAACATTCCATACAAACGATATGGTAGAAAAGTTAGGCAGAAAACTAATGCCAGGCGATGTTTTAGAACTTCCCCATCTTAGAGACGAGCTATTATTAAGTGCAGATAAAGAAGCAATTAATAAATTTTATGTAGTTCAAGATGCAAGCAGAGGAAGTGAAGGTTTTTCACAAACTTGGTATAGTCATATCTGGAGAGTAAAGGTTGCACCACTAACAGATACACAGGAATACGCAGATATACTTGGTACTGCTGAAGATGCAGATAGTCTTAAAAATAAAATTAGTGCATATAAAACAGAACTTAATATTAGTAATGCTATTGTTGAAAGTGCAGAAGAAGCTAACCCTATTGGGTTACCATTAGCTGAACATTTATTTGGATCTGAAGAGCCAGAAAATAATTATGACCATGGAGAAACATTGGAACAAGGTGATCAGTTTCCAATTACTCCAAATGATGGTGATTATTTTGTAAGGACAGACTTTAATCCAAATAGACTATTTGTTTTCCGTGGAAGCCGTTGGCATAGACTTTATGATAATGTCAAGACAGATACTTGGAGTGATAGAACATATAATGCGAGTAGCTTTATTAATAATGAAAATACTACAGTTGTTGATAATAAAGAATTTGCTGAACGACAAGCACTGTCAAAAATTGGCACTAGCAAATCAGATACAATTAGTCCAGGAAGCGATTTTGAATGACCCAATATTTTTATGACAAACAAATAAGAAGATATATTCAACAGTTTATAAGACTGTTTAGTGGATTCAATGTACAGATGGGTACAGATGATACAGGACTTCCTGTATTCCAAAAAGTACCTGTGCGATATGGTGATATTAACCGTATGGATGCACATATTACAAGAGAAAATTCTGAGAACGTTGTAAATAGTGTTCCTTTTATTAGTTGCTATGTTACAGATTTAAGTATGTTGCCTGAGCGTAGAACTTATCAAGATCACGTAGATAAAATAAATGTATTTGAAAAAAAGATAGATGAAACTACTGGCGAGACGTTAGACGATGTAGGCAATAGATATACTGTAGAGAGACATGCACCAGTTCCGTATAATCTTACAATGAGCTGTGATATTTGGACATCAAATACAGATCAAAAATTACAACTATTAGAGCAGATACTAGTACTATTCAATCCTACGCTTGATGTTAGGACA